GGCTGGGATGAACTCTGTAGGGTTGATAAAGTTGAAAGGGTTGGCGAGTTGGTACGACCGGGAGAGTTGCATCAGGGAGTCCGGTCAGGCGATCATGGCAAACCTTCAACCCCTGGACGACAACGCCATGACGGTGGCGCTTTGGATCGTCGGGAAGCACGGGCGACCGCTAAAACCCGATGGAAGGCTTGTAAGAATAAGTCTTGCCAAGCATGGTTCAGGGAAAGCTGTGATATGTGCCTGGACAGACAACGGACCGGGATGTGTTCCGAGATCAGAAGGCGTAATCTGCGATTTAACACCCGCGGCCATGCGAGCGTTGGCGGGTGAGGATGGGATTAGGGAGGGTAGAGTCGAAGTGAGGGTGGAGGGGATATGAAGAACAAAATCATTAAAGCTGTCCGGAGAATGTGCAAGAACGCGGTCGCGCCGGTCAAGAAGATCGACAAGCGAATACGGGTTGTAAGCCGTGGCATTCATAAGTTCCAATCGTGGCATGAAATCCACTATTCGGCAAACAGTATGTGAACATGACAGGGAAACAATCATGAGGGGGATTTAGAAAGGAAAGATGGAATGACACGTCGACTTGAATCCTGGGAGCGCAAAAATATATTTAATCCGAATAGACCCTGTAAAATGTGCGGCGCCCCCGTTCACTTCAGGCGTACGGTCGCTGGTAAAAAGCAGGGACAGATTTACAGGGTTTTACTTTGCGACTTGTGTTTGAAAAAACATCGTAAAGACGAAGCGGATAGAGTCCTTCATACTCCCGAAATATATGATAGAAACCGCAAACACTTTTCAAGAAAATGTAGAATGTGCGGCAATGAGTTTGACGTACGAGGATTAGACAATTCGGGTTCAAAGGCTTTTTGTTCTGCGCCTTGTCTAAGCAAGTATCGCGCTAATCACATGATTTCTATTCTTCGAGAATCAGGCATTGATCCCGGGAGTATTGATAAAAACTGGATTAAGATGTTTTGCAGAATTCAGACTGCCGAATTGACGAAAATGGGGCCGACCAACTTTGGTGCGTCTCGTGTTACGTTGGTTTCGCCTGATGATGTTATTTACAAAATTATCAATGTGACTCATTTTGTTAGAGAAAACGGACATTTATTTAACGAAGACGATGTTGAATGGAAGCCTCGCCAGTATGGAAAATGCAAATGCAAGCCCGGCGCCACATCAACTGCTCAGGGAAGCCTGAAGTGTCGAGCAGCAGCCGGACTTCTTTCAGTCTCATGCGGTAGAAAAAAGACTTGGAAGGGATGGAGTCAAGCAAAATGAGAGGGATTACAATAAATGACCTGCCCGAACGATACCAACGACAAGTCAGAGCCCAGCTTACGCCTGATCCTGCCCGGGGTCCTGACGCCAAGCCTGAATGTAATGAACAAGTTGCATTGGTCCAGGAAAGCGGAGGTGCGCCGTGCATGGTCCACTCTAATAGGACGTTGCTTGTTAGGATTACAAGGAACCGCGGTAGGACCCTTGACACGGACAATCTTGCCGGGGGTTGCAAACAGTTACGCGATGCAATCGCTTCCGCCTTCGGTCGTAAAGGTGATTCAGCGGAAGAAGGATTTACATGGGAATACGTGCAAGAAAGCCGCAATTTTTATTGAGGTATGGGAATTATGAAAAATGACAAAGTAAAGATCGTATCGTTTGACATCGAGAATGTGAAGCGCGTCCAAGCCGTCCGGGTGACTCCGGCAGAAACCGGACTCACCACCTTGGGCGGTGACAACTATCAAGGCAAGTCGTCCTGTCTGGATGCAATCATGAACGCCTTGGGTGGCGAGAAATTCACGCCCAGCGATCCGGTCCACGATGGCGCAAAGAAAGGCCAAACAGTTGTAGAACTGTCGAATGACATTACGGTGACGCGCTCATTCACCGACAAGGGAACGTATCTCAAGATTGACGCACCTCACAGCAACAAGTCCGGACAAGGGCTGCTCAATGAGTTTATCAATTCCTTCGCCTTGAACCTGTCTTCATTCCTGACGATCACCGACAAGGCCAGAGCGGATATCGTACTTAACATCATTGGCGTGGACTTGACGCCCTTTGACGAGAAGAGCGCCAAGCTCGAAGCCGACCGGCTGGCTGTTGGCCGGCTGGAAGTCAAAGCCAAGGGTCATGCCGAATCCATGCCCTATGATGAACCGGCGGGAACCACGCTGCTCACCCCGACCGACATCATGGCGGAACTTGAGCGCATGGTGAATGCCAACGCCAAGAACAGGGAGATACGGGAAAAGGCGGAAGTATGGGAAGCGAACATCAAACGTCAGACCGAAAAACGCAAGGATGCCCAAGAGAGAACGCTTGACGCAAAAAAACGGCTCGAACGCGCCGAAGCCGCAGAAAAAGAACAATACCAAATTATCTGTGACATGGAAGAGGATTACAATAAAGCCACTAAAGCCACCGAAAATCTCAAGGACGAGGACACCACGGAACTCAAGACCAAGTTGGCCGAAATTGACGCCCTGAATGCCCGTATTCGCCAGAACCTTGAGCGCGACAAGGCGTTTGAGGACGTTGCCACCAATCACGAAGAATATCTAAGCCTTCAGCATCAGATCGAGGCTGTCCGCGACCAGAAGCAAGAGCTTCTTAACGGCGCCCACATGCCCCTGGAAGAGCTATCGGTCGAGAACAGCATTCTTACCTATAAGGGTCACGCTTGGGATTGTATGAGCCACGCAGAGCAGCTTGTGGCTGCCACAGCTATTTGTCAGGCAATCAACCCGAACATGGGGTTTGTCCTGATAGATAAACTCGAATCCATGGATGTGAAAACCCTGAACGAATTCGGGGCATGGCTCAAAAAGGAGGAATTGCAGGCCATTACCACGCGGGTCAGTAAAGGGTCGGAATGTCAAATTATTATTGAAGACGGGCTGGTGGTAGGACGAGCGCCGAAAGAGGAAACAGTCAAGTTCGATTAACGCAAACAGAAAGGAATAGTGATGAAACTCACATCAGGTAAAATTCAGAAACCGCAACGCATCGTAATCTACGGACCGGAAGGAATCGGCAAGTCTACCCTGGCCGACCAGTTCCCGGCGCCGGTATTCATTGACACCGAGGGTTCGACAAACTCGATGAATGTGAAACGGATGGAATGTCATTCATGGCAGGATGTTCTTGATGCCGTAAAATGGCTCAAGACCCAGAAGCACAGTTTCAAAACCGCAGTGTTCGATACCGCGGACTGGGCCGAACGCTCTTGCATAAATTTCCTTTGCGCCAGAGATAACAAGACCAGTCTTGAGGGCTGGGGATACGGGAAGGGGTATACATTCCTGTCCGAAGAATTCGGACGGCTCCTTGCTTCTTTGGACGCCTTGATTGATTCCGGGATGCACGTTATATTTGTCGCTCATACAAGCGTCAAGAAGATGGAGTTGCCTGACCAGGAAGGGAGCTTTGACCACTACGAATTGAAGTGTTCCCGGCAAACATCGCCGTTGTTGAAGGAATGGGCTGACGCGCTTCTGTTTGTGAATTATAAAGTCATCGTGACAACCGATGAAGATAAACGCTCCAAAGCCATCGGCGGCCGCAAGCGTATCATCCACACCCAGCACACGGCGGCCTATGACGCCAAGAACCGATGGGAACTGCCCGACCAGATTCCGTTTGCGTTGCCGTTTGACTTTGGTGTGTTTGCCAAAGTCTTAGGCGAAAACGTCAGCAAGCCCGTGATCGAGGTAGCTGCCCCGGCGCCAGTCCGTCCGGGCGTGGACAAGATGCTCGAAACCGGACAGGCGACACGGGTGCCAGTGGCGCCCGAACCCGACAAGGTGGAGCCAGTGAAGACGGCGCCAGAGGATGTCCCGCCGAACCTGTTGAAGCTCATGGTTGCGGACAAGATATACGCCGCCGAACTCAAGATGTATTGTGAAGACAAATCATTCATACCGAAGGGGGGGAAACTGACCGACATTCCGCCGAAAATACTGACACAAATGATCTTGATGTCGAATTGGGTCAAGGTTGCCGGGAAGGTCAAAGCGGCGAGGAAATAGAAACAGCAACGTAAACCAAAAGGAGATAATCATGAAAGATTGGGATAGTCCGGCGGATGTAGACGATACCGGCGGGAGCGTGGTGCTTAAAAACGGCGAGTATCGGTTTGTGGTCAAATCAAAAACCAACACCATATCAAAGGGCGAAAAGACTGCCGGGGCGCATCAAGCCTCATTGGTCTTGATGGTGTACGACATCAACGACGAAAACTACGAGAACAGAATCGGCACGGCATACGATCGGTTGACTTTACATGATAGCACTTGGGGGATGGTATGCGCGTTCTTCCGGGCCATCGGTGAGCGCAAGCATGGCGAGTCCATTGTTCCCAAGTGGGATGAAGTTGTCGGCGCTCCCGGTAAAGCGGTGTTGTATCAGGACACGTACAACAATAAGACCTCGATGAAGGTAAAGAATTACCTGTTCCCGGACGAGGTACCCGCCGAACCCACCGAACCCGTGGCGCCGGCCGACTTCGGCTAACATCAGATAATCAGGGGCGGCTATCGGATTGCGGACCTCCTGACGTGTACCCTCCACGTTCCCGCGTCCGGTAGTTCGCCCATGGGGGGAATATGTAATGAAATTTTCCATCTGTGCTGATAAAATCTTTAATCCTACCGGAACATGGATGGACCATGTCAAACCCGAATTATTGCTTCGTTTTTGGAGAAAAAAGGGAAGCCCCGGAGTTTTTATTTTGCGTACTCGTTTCGGATTTAATTTTTCTTATTATTCGACACCTTCTGGAGAACTTAGAATCAGCCATGATTCTCTTTTAACTGGCGATATTCATGAACTTACGCCCATACCAAGCTGATGCTCTTGAAGCCGTCTACGCAAAGTGGAAAGAATACCGCAAGGTATTGGTTGCGTGTCCAACGGGTAGCGGAAAAACCATAATCTTTTCCCATATCGCCGCTGGCGAAGAAGGAATGGGAAGCCCGACACTTATTTTAGCGCATCGTGACGAACTTATACGCCAGGCACAAAACAAGCTCAAGGATGCTACTGGGCTGGATTGTGCTATCGAGAAGGCCGAAGAATATTGTGATATAAATGATTCCATGATTGTAGTTGGCAGCGTTCAAACGCTTATGCGTCAGTCACGGCTGGAACGATTTCCCCAAAACCATTTCAAAACAATCATCGTGGACGAGGCCCATCATGTGCTTGCCGACTCCTACCAGCGGATACTCAACTATTTTGCCAATGCCAGAGTCTGCGGATTTACCGCCACCCCCGACCGCGGCGACCGCAAGAACCTGGGTAAATACTTTGACGCCCTGGCCTACGAATACAGTTTGCGCCAAGCCATTACCGATGGATGGTTATGCCGGATAGTGGCCAAGACCCACCCGCTCAAGATCGACCTGTCCAGAGTCAGGATAACTTCAGGGGATTACAACAAGGAAGATTTAGAGAACGCCCTCGACCCCTACCTGCCCCGGATTGCCGAGGCCATACCCAAAGACCGCAAGACGCTGATCTTCACCCCGCTCTGCATTACGGCTAAGAAGCTCCAAACCATCTTGCGCGAGCAAGGGCGCCGAGCCTATTACGCCAGCGGTGAGGACCGCAGCCAGATAGCGGATTGGGAGAAGGATGGTAAAGGCGCCATCATGCTCAATAGTCAGTTGTTTAATGAGGGCTATGACCATTCCTCGATTGATTGTGTTGTCGTCCTGCGGGCTACCAAGTCAAGACCATACTACGCCCAGATGATCGGACGCGGAACGCGGATATGGCTTGGCAAGGACAATCTCTTGATTCTTGATTTCTTGTGGCAGACAATCAAGCACGATCTCTGTCATCCATGCAACCTGATAGCCGAATCCCAAGAAGTGGCCGAGAAAATGCAGAAGCGGCAGGAAGAATCAGCGGTCCCGATGGACTTGGAAGATATTGAGACTGCGGCCAAACGCGATGTAATTAAGGAACGCGAGGAAGCCTTGGCGCGTGAACTCCGGTCTCAACGACACAAGGAATCCCGGCTGATAGATCCGCTGTCGTATGCGGTCATGATCAAGAACGAGGGTCTTGCGGATTACGAGCCGGTGTTCGCATGGGAAGAGCAGTCACCGTCACCTAATCAGTTACAATTGATTAAACGGTTTGGGATAAATGCCAGCAAGGTCAAAAGCAAGGGTCATGCCAAATATCTACTGGATTCCATCATCGGCCGGAGTAGGAAGAAATTGGCCACCCCGGGGCAAACCAGGACATTGAATGACGCTGGCTACTGGACAACCGACATGACCAAGACCAAGGCCAACGAATTACTGACGGAGCTTTCAAAAAATTACTGGCGTATAAAGTTTTGACAACGAAAGGAGGTGATACCAATGGCGAAAGGAAGTAAAGGTGGTAGCAGAGACAACGGAGCGTGTGGCGGAACCCCGCGACGCGACGGAAGTGGTGGCGGAACCGGAAATCGCGAAACCCCGCGACAGCCGAAAAGGAAACGCTAAGACCAGAAGACAACCCCGCCCGCCAGTCATGGGGGCGGGGGAAGTGTATCGAGGAATTAACATGACCGCCTACGAGGAAGTCCAGTTCCATAACCGCCAGGGCGACTACCAGGCTCGTGAGGCGTGGGAATCCAAAGGCCGCAAACTGTCGCCGCCCGTGTGCGCGGGGTTACTATCGGCGATGACCCGGTGGGCAGATGAACGGCTGGCGCGA